GCTTAAAATTGTCTGGATCCTCGGTAAATTAATTTTTAAAGATAATTGAAAAAAAGATTTTTTAAAAAATTTATCTTGAACTTGCATGCCCTGCTATACTAAAACCAGTTAACTCTCCCTTTTCTACTCTTTCCCATATCTCCTTCTCATCCCCCAGAAATAGACTAATCCACCAATCCCCAGCCTTAATTTTATGAATCTCATCTAATCCACCTTTAAAAGTATCCACTTCTGGTTGAAAACATTCAATTATAGGAAGATTTCGAAATATTCCTTTGTGCATTACTTTTATTACTCGTTTTTTGATCATAAAATTTTTTAGAGCTTTCCAGATTTCTTCTTTATTAGCCCAATCTCCTTCGCTATCTTCTTCTTTAGCGGGATACACTATTCCTCCAACTATATATTCCTTCTTATCAATTTTTTTAAAGACAAACTTAGCTATTTCATGTTCTTTTTTGGTTATTTCCCTTCTTTTTTTATCCCACTCCTTAGCTTCTTCTTCTGCTGGCGGTTTAGATTTTAAATATTCTCTAGCTTCTCGGTAGCATTCCCAATAACTAGTTTTATATTCCTTCTCTCCTATCTTAGGTGGGATAATGGGAAACCAAACTGAACGTAAACTATCTACTATTGCTGCATAATACTTTAGGATATCTTTCAGCGTCCATTCTCCCCATTTTTCGCCAGCCTTAATTTTTGGGTAGCCCGAATCGCCGAGATAACGTAAATCGACAAATAATTCCTTATGTCTTGCTGCAGGATTTTTTAAATCATCATCTATCCCTTCGGCTCTAAATTGTTCTAGATCAAGTTTTTGAAATTCTCTTTTTAATTTTTCTCTAATATTCGGATTCAGATTATCCCTAAATTTCTTGGCTGCCACTCCATCTTTGACCTCTTTCACGGAATCAATATCCGTGAATCCTCCAGTATGCTCTTTACTCTCCTGACTTATCCATTCTTTAAAATGCTCTTTGCAAAACCAGGCGTGTGCCATGCCTTCGGCCCACAAAACTTCATACTCAGGAGGCTTGTCACATTCCATGCATTTTTCTCTCGAATGTCTTGCTTTATAGAATTCTTCTGCAAATTCCGGCTCATTCATCTCTCTGATCTCCTGTGGTTGATGAGGAACCAGCACTAGATCCCAGCCTGTCTGGTATCTCCAGTTAGGCCCGAAAGTTGATCCCAGCCATTCCGGAGTTAACCATTTTCCAGACATCTTTCCCGCTCTCTTCTCCAAGATCCTATCTATCTTCAATCTTAGAGATTTATCTAAAGTTATCGTAAATTTACCGTCCTCTTCTTTTGCTCTCACTATAATATCGATATCATTAGGCTTTCGATTGCTCTCTCGTTCGTAAAAGAGAGATCCTGCAATATTTATGAATTCGGGGACCCATACGAAGGAAGGAAGTTTTTCGATTAACGGAGATCCCGATTTTAAAAACTCTTTTTCTCCCTCTTCTGTTAATTTTTTTATTTCTTCTAATTCCATTTAAATCACCTCTTAAACTGGTTCCTTTCTCCCATAGTTATAATGTTCCCGTCCAATTTTCTTAAGTTCTTCGGCCGGTACAAGCTCATAATATCCTGAGTCCTTGTGCTCGATAGTGTCTGCTGGATATCCTTCCGTGGCCTTCCAGACTTGCCAATAATTCCCTGCTCCTCCAGGTCTCTTAAATGCTTTAACCACGTATCGTCCCTTTACTAATTCTTTATTTTTTTCTGGCAAATTCTCGTCAGGATAATAAAAATACTCGTGATAATCCTTCCTCCCAATTCCACTTTTGACTCTCCCTCGCCAGATAAGACCCATCCAAGCATATCGGTAATTGGTAGATCCTACCTCTCCTGGAGCAATAAAATATGAACTCTTTACTATTTGTAAATCAACAAGTATCTTTGCTCCTTCTTTACTTATACTCGGCTCTTTTAGCCCTTCTATCTTTTCAACTTTCTCTGGTTCTTCAGCACTAGGTTTAACTAAAGCAAAACTCTTGGCTACATTTTTAACCCCGCTCGCAGTCTCTACTAATTCACCTTTTAGCATACGCAAATAACTTTCCACATTATTATCTGTAAAAACCCATTGCACTAATCTTTTTAATCCCGGGAAACTCATCCTATCATCAATATGTATTGAGTGGCCCTCAAAAAGCTCAGCTAAGGTTATATTCCCCTTTTTGTATTTCTCCACTTCTTCCGGTTCAAGACCTCGAATGTGGGTCTGTATAAATGCCTCTCCTTCCCGGTAATCATTATAAAATTCTTTCGGTAAAGGTTCATTTTCTTTAGCATATATTTTATATATTTCTTTGGGAATCTTTCCTTCCTCTATACTTATCTTAATATCATCTTTAACTGCTTTTTCTACAAAGGTTTCTCTCCGCGGAGTAAATTCAGAAAGTCTCTCTAATACGAACATTTTGTCAGGCACATTCTTTTCTGGGACTGGTTGTAATACTACACTTACATAAGCTTTATAATATGGATATTTAGGATTATCTGTTTCATATCTATTAACATCTTCACTTGCTACTCTTAGTATCGAACCTATTGCTACATCTTGCTTAGTATTATCTGACCTTCCAATCCAGTTATAAAACTTCCCTTTAAATTCTATTACTGCCTTTTTATCTTTTTCGCCTATTGCTTCTGCCCATTCCTTCTCGATAGGTCCCACTGCTAATTCAAAGTTATAGTTCCCAGTCTTCTTCTCTTCTCTAATAATTTCTTCCTTACCGACCACCAAGGTATCTATTTCATATTTCTCTTTCCATTTAACCATGCTGTGGTCTTGAGGAGCTTCATAAGAAGCATTTAAAAGTTTAATCATTATTCCCTCTGTTATATATTTAGGATAAACCCCGCCTTTATGGGCATATCCCATTAACTTATCTTTAGCCTTCTCAATCTGTTTCAAATCTTCTAAATCTACAATATAAGATAAGGCATCTCTCTCCAAATTAGTTGAACTTCTCATAAAATGAATATGTTCGGTATCTTTAAATTTATTAAATAGTTCTTTCCGTTCTTTGCGAGGCCAATCGTTAATACTCTTACCTTGGTATTCTAAAATATCGAAGATGTATATTTGAGCTTTCTCACTAGCCTTGGTCGGGTCAAATTTCCCGTTTATAAGGGCATTTACCGCAGTCCTATGCAGGCATTCGTTCTTTTCTTTATCTACCATTACTATCTCGGAATCGCCCACAAAATTTTCCTTTATTTGCTTTAATTCCTCTACTTGCCAGGGCAAACGTTTGGTCTTATCCGGGGTAGCAGTTTCTTCGGGGTCGGTAATTATTTTAACTTCCTTTTCGTTAATCACTTTAGCTCTAACCCCATCAAGTTTGGCTTCAACAATCGCCTTTCCTTCTTGGAATTTTGGAGTATTTTTAAGATCCTCGAAAGTAAATATTCTATATGCTGGTTTGCCTAATTCCCATTCTTCTTTCTTTTCAAACTCTTTTTCTGTTAAAACATCACCGTCATACAGAATCTTTCCATGCCATTTTTCTAATTTATTATTAATCTTTTCCTTGTGCTGCAAAATATCCTGTCTTAAATTAGTTAGATAGATCGCTTTAGGCTTTAGTTCCTCCGCTAATTCTAATAGCGAGTTAAAGGAGAGTTTACCTCTTTCTTGATCATCTTTTTCATAATCTCCTACGCCACATATCCATATCGTTTCCTGAATAAGATCCTTTTGTGCTTTGCCCAAATCTAAAAACTCTGGTAAGATTGATATCTTAGTTTTTCCCCTGCCTAATCTTAATCCTATAGAGGGAGTTCCGACCTCTGGTGTAGTCTTAACTGGTACAATTTCCAATCCATTAATTTTCAGCGGTTTCAAAAAGAGGTGCATATCTTCGCTTTTCGGGAGACTATCAAATATCGCTCCTACAGAATAAATAGGAATTCCCTTGTATTCATTCAGGTATTCCCAGTGATCTTTATCGGCTTGAGTTACAATTATGAAATCCAAATCCTCTTTTAAATCTTGCTTATGGATTGCGGGGTCAACCAGAATTCTTTTGTCTTTATGTCTAATAAGCAGGGAGAAGTGTTTACCATGCGGGGAATTAAGCTGCGCCATCGAACCAAGGACCTCAATAAATTCTGTTTCTTCTTTCTTAGATATCACATCGTCTATGCTGGTTGGAATATGATTTATCTTCCTCTTCTGCATTTCCTTTACTAACATTTGGTATCTACTAAGAAAGTCGTCTTTCTTTATTTCCAGTCTTGGTCTCGGCTTTTCAAAATATTTTTCCCACAACTGGGAGAATCGTAAGTCCAGTGAATACAGTTCTATGTTAGGCGCCTTTTTCAAATTTAATTTAGTTATCTCTTCTATTCTCAATGTTTTCACCTCCCTTATCTGATATAATTTTTAATATACCCTCTTAGGTATATTATCTAATTATCAATTTTATTTATATTTTCCTTCCCCAAACATTTTTTTGTATATCTCATCAGGACTGAATATGTAATCACCTTCCTGGCCTTTAATTACTTTATTGTGAAATACCTTCTCGTACATTATTTCCTCTGGAATACCTCCGGGATAGGCCTTGCACCTTACCCTGGTATAAGGATCGCTCGGTAGTATATGCTCACAAAACTGACATTTTAAAGTTCTGTAATTCATAATATTCCCCCTTCTTTCTTTTTCTTATTTCAGAATATACTTTTTTATTATATTGGCTATAAAGCCCATTTCTTTCTTAGGCAAATTCTTTGCCTCATAGTTACAGAATGCTTCAGCAAAAAATTCCGCTGGTTCTTGGTTGGCATAATCCCCGAAAGTATTTTTAATTATTATTTTATCAGTATCATGCCAGTAATTATAAACTTCTAATTGTGAACTTACTTTCTTAGTAATATCTAATACATGCCCATATTCATGGGATACTACCCCTTCAAAGGTAGCCAGTTTATGAAAGCCAGTTTCTATGCATTTCTGCATCGACTTTTTAAGGACTTTTCTATCAATGGATGTCGACCACCAAAATTCATTAAAACCAAGAGATATTTGATTTTTTGCTTTATTATAAAAAGTAATTGCATAAGTGCTAAATGGAGTCTTATGTCTGAAAAGATATTCTACTCTTTTTGTTAAACCTTGCGCAGAACCCAAGTTATCTACTTTTATATTATATTTTTTAACTAGTCTGAACAGTTCTTCATTGATTGTATTTATTCCTTCCATATCTATTCTACCGTAATCTACTAAACCGTACTCTTTAACTAATTCTCTGTGAGCAAAGGCATAAGCCTCAGGTGTAGTTTTTGCTGGTTCCCAGCCTGGTAGTTTGACTTCAGGTATTTCTGCTTCTGGTTCTTTCGGCTTCTTTCGTTTCTCTGGGACTACAATCCAATGACAGCGGCACCGGGGATGCTTCGGTAAAAGCCCTCTTGCTTCATCTCTGGTATATTTATGTCCAGCCATATCCAAACACTCATCACAAGCATCAAAGGCCGAAGATATTTCTACTTCTTCATATTCAGTTCCTTCCAGTGAATCAAGATATCCTTCATTCACACTTCTATTTGCTTCGGTCCGGGCTATTAATTCACATCGCTCTTTTTGTAGTCTGTCATAATATTTGTTAAACTTATCCAGATACTCTTTTCCCTTTAAACCTTGGGCATCTAGGAAATCACCGTATTTTAATAAGGACCCAGTTTGTATCTCATTAAGTCCAATTCCAGTGGCTTCAATATCTCTTGCTATATGTTGAAGAGTTTTTCCTTTATCTAATCCATGGGATACTATTTCTCTTAATCCTGCTTTAGTTTCTTTCCCTACTAGGGTAACTAATTCTGAAGAATATTTATCAGCCCATTTTATAGATAATGGGTTTATCACATCAAAAGAGGCCTCGATTCTAGCTTGTGCTCGAGATAGGTTACCAGACCTCTCCATTATATTGAGGTAGGCTGGCTTGATTATACTTTTCCCATTCTCTTCTATCATTTCCCAGTCTACATAATCTACTATTATCTCTGATTTAGACTTCTTTCTGATTTCTGTTAGTTCTGCACTTTTTCTTAAGATCTTCTTTTTTATATCTCTTGCAATCTGTTCCCGGGTATTTTCCAGCCATTCTCTTATTTTGGGGTAGAGATAGATTACGCATTCATCCATTAATTTAAGGATTTCTCTGCTTAGTCTCTCTTTCCGGCCAACTTTTTCAAAAAATATATCTATAAGTCTATTTAATTCTTTTATCTTGTCGATAGTTAAAGGCATATCTAACTTCCTCTATTATAACATTATGAGTTAAACAATCTCTTTCTTCATATCCATACAATAAACAAGTTCCCTCTGTGAAAGATGCAAAATCATAATAGTATATTATTCGGAAACATGCTTCATCATGCAGTCTATTCACTACTTTTCTTTAGGGTAAATAGAGTCTGTCCCTGCAATCACAAATTCTATTTTAATGGCTATTTTTACTCCCGGCATATCTTGCTTAATTTTCTTATCTACCATCTGCATCATTTCCGGCGAGAATCTCTTTTACATAACCCTTTAATTCCATTTTTTTAATATATTTTTCTATATCCACCATTGCTTTAATCCTCTAATCCTTCCTTATCTTCTCCTACTACCTTAAGAAAATCAGATTCAGCTAATTTATTAATTCCTTCTTTGAGTTCTTCCATGGCTTTAACAAATCTATCTTCTCTCTTCTCCAATTCTTCTTCCCCGACTTCTTCCATGCCACTCTTCATATAGTACTTATCCCCACCTATATACGTCTTCCCTAAACCTAATTTATTTCTAGCCTGGTTAGGAGTCATCAGGGCATTTTCAATGTACTTAATATATCTATCCCCTTCCGCATCTATATTTCGTATATCCAGAGTATTAAGTTTGAATACGTATTTATGGCAATTCAAGCCTTGTTCAATAATCAGTCCATTGACTATATTCTCCATATCTGTCTGGTAGGGTTCTATTACTGATTCAACATATACTTTAGTCGCTTCCTCTGCTTCTTTACCTCCTCCTAATTTTCCGACTCGAGGTAGAACTCCGATTCTCTCTCCAGGCATGTGATAGGCTATAAGTATATCTTCTTGCAGTGATTCCCGGTATAATCTAAAGCTTCCTTCCTTTATGTCGACTGATAGTTGCTGCCATTGAAATTTGGCATTCTCATCTGGGATCTGGAATACCATGGTTCTATGAGCATTTTCCGAGCCCCTGATCTCGGTATCCAAGAAATTTTTAATTTTTTTTGCTGAACCGTCTTTCCAATCTCCGCTCAAGGTAATTAATGCTGCAGGAACTCCATAATTCTCAAAGAATGACAAGTTATAATCCCTAATTCCAATTAATCCAATCAAGGAACCAATTGCTGGAATTATAGCAGGAGCTCCATAGTAATCCGATCTCGGATAGTATCTTTTGTAATATATCAGTTCATTCGCTCTATTCTCCTCCTCAAACTTTCCTACCTTGCCGGTCTCCAGAGAGATATCCCCTTCTTCCCCGAATCTTTTAAACCATTTTTTCTCATTGTTTCTTTGCTGACAAAATTTCTTCTTCTTCTTATGGATCCGGAAGGTATGAGCGGCTATATGCCATATCTCAGCTACCTCACCAATATTATTCCTAACTACTTCCCAACCACCCCAACCTACTATCCCTATATCAATAAGTTTTTCCTTCAATATTTGTCTTAAGGATTCCTCTGGATTCGGTTTTTCTAGTAATTCTTTAATCTTCTTTTTTTCATTCTCGTCTTCTTCTTGCCCCTCTTTTAGCTCGAGTCTCCAACCCAGTCCGGCTACATCTTCGGCTATCTGATCCACACAAGCACTAAAGGTTGAATTCATATCATATAATTGAAGTAAACTATTAGGGGAATTAGGAGGAGCAATTAATTCATTAATTCCAAATTGCTCCTCCTCTTTAATTTGCTTAGAAGTCTTTTTAACTTCATATTTCTTAAGGACCGATATAGGGTAAACTCCCTTTGAAGTTTGTATAAATTGTTGCCCCTTAGTAAGGGTAACCTCAACCTCGGCCTGCTTTCTTTTCTTCATTTCTTCAGTCATATCTTTTCACCTCATTTAACCAAATTAAGCAATTACTTCTGCCTGTTTATGTTTGCTCTTCTCAGAAAAAGTATTAGCTACTGCATCCCCGTAGTCAGGGGAGCGTCCTAATCTTTTTTTAATTTTATCCTTTTCCTCAATTATAATTTCACCATTACTTCTGGTATTCCAATGCACTTCAGTCAAATCCTGAGTTAATTCATCTAGAGGAGGCAACGCTAATTCTCCCCCCAGGGCTGGGTCTAATGCATCTCTTAAGGCCCAGTAGAGATAGGCCCTCATATTAGCAAAAGTTCTCTGTTCAGTTATATCAGTTAATCCTTTCGCTGATTCTGAGGCTTTAACTCCTACTGCGTTAACTCTTAGTTCTATTAATCTCGAATAGACTCCCGCCCCTTCTCCTGAAGAGTCTACCAAGGCAATATCTTCCTTCTTTGTTAACTCATTCTTTATTTTCCCTACGGTCACCATGTGGTCCTGTTTACTGTATACTTTAAGTTTCTCAATAACATCTCCTCTTCTAAAAGCGAATACGGTAAGGTCCCTTCCCATGCCGGCTACATCGACTCCTAACTTTAGCGTACCTTCCCCTTTGCCCTGCAAATCATGCCATCTATCATTAGCTAATTCTACCCAGATGAGGGGTATCAAAGTATCTTCGGTCGCTCGAGGAAATTCGCCCATCACTTTTACTAAGAATAAATCATTAGGCCTGTACCATTTTCCTTCCCACTTAAAGTCATTCCCATCCTTTTTAGCTTCACCTTCGCTAATTTCTACCACCCATCCTGGCTTTCTAATCTTTTCATCAATCCATTCCCAGTCTACCTGTCCCGGAATTAATATTTTTCTGGCTCTAACATTCACCGCATTCAAGCAACTCAATTTAAATTTTTTATATTGTGGACTCCTGGTACTCTGGTAAGCTTCCCCGGTGGTTCTATTCGGGTTAAATATCAAAACTAATCTGCTATTACCAGTTAGTATTCCCTCTATAGCATCAAAAGTTACTTGGTCTATGCCACTTGCTTCGGTAACTACTACCATAAGATTCGGAGAGTGAAAACCAGTCCAATCTTCTGGCTTTTTATCCTTAGTCTTAAAACCTAATAAAAACCAATCAGGATCCTCAAAGCTTATCTTATGGGCCCACAATTCTCCTCCCAGTTCTATCTTGGCATTTCGGTATATCTTGGCTATCTCCGACATCATAATATTAATTACTTGCCGGTCGGTTGGCGCTGTGCTAATAACCTTAGAGGGAATATAATGATATAAAAAGCATAAAGAGGCAACTGCTGCTACATAGTCTTTTCCTGCTGCATGTCCCGATCTGACTGATATTCTCCTATTAAATTGTATTGCTTCTAATATCCGTCTTTGTTTTCGGTCCAGCCTCACTCCTAAAGCATCTCTGGCAAATTTATTCCAGTTATTTTCATATTCACTCAATATTGCATCTTCTTGCTCTGCGGAGAGGTATTTCATTATTTTTTATTTTTCTCCCGTTCCTTTTTTGCTTTCACTAAATTAGCGTAGGTAAGTTCCAAGGAACCTCCTATCTCATGTCTTGTGGCATCCTTCCACTTATTTGGAGCTCGATTACAAAGGAAAAACTTCTGTGCTGCCAGATCCCCTTCTGCTGCTCCCTTGTATAACATATCTTCTACTACTCCGATTTGAATCTCTATTGCTTCTTCGACGTCTCTTTTAAAGATTTTCGAGAGAGCCATCCATCGATATAGGGTTCTTCTATCTATATCTGCTTCAGCGCATGCTTTCGTTTTAGTCGCCCCATTTTTAAGGTTTTCGAGGATAATCCGTCTTTTCTTTCTTCTCTCTTTTTCATCCATAATAGTTGTTCATCCTTTCTTTTAATCAGTCTAAATTCTCGGGACCCCTGTGACATTTGTGACATTTTTAAATCAAATTTTTTATCTTGACAGCTTTTTTTCCGGTAAATTTTTCCCACCTTGCTAATATAACTTCTCCATATATCGGTTCTATCTCTATTGCTCTACATCTTCGTTTCATTATTTCACAAGCAATAATAGTAGCCCCCGAACCACAAAACGGCTCTGCTACTATTCCATTCCTTGGCGAAAGTATCTTAATGTAAGGAATTAGAATCTGAATTGGCTTGGTGCCGAATATTATGTTCTGCCCACCTGACTTCCCGGTTTCTGCTGCATGAGTGATATGGTCCGCCACCTTTGCCCAGGCAGTCTTCTTTCTTCTATCCCAATAACTCTCACCTTTCTGACCATATATAATAACCTCATAAGTATCCAAAAGTTTCTGCCCTTTTTCCTGGAGATATTTCTCCATCTCTTCTTCATATTCTCCATTGATTTTTGGTTCATTCTTATCCCCTAATATTGCTATATCATACTTATTAAAGAAGCAATATTTTCTGGAGAATCCCTGGCATCGGTTAGGCAGCCACCATATTATCATATTCTTTATCTTCCAATATTTAGCTATCGACTGCCACATTTCTATCGTATTCCTCCAGTTTTCGAAGACCATCACATTAGATCCTTTTGGATTTTGATAGTCATTAGCTATGGATAACCAACTATCGTATTCAGGAACTCCTCCCTGTTTTTCTACACCTAAGTAACTACGCTGACTCCTGTATCCAAAACCATCTTTGGTTTTCACCCAGCCCTTAAATCTTCCTTTGCCATCAGTCTTTCCTACGCTTTCGTAGAGTTTATCCTTTTTTAGCCTCACTCCTTCTTTAGTCTGTATCTTCCGGGCTCTTTTGGTATAGGCTAATTTATATGGCGGGTCTGTGAAGAGATAGTCAAATTTTTCTTCTCCAAATAATCTGTTCCAATTATCTCTATCAGTGCAGTCACCGATAACTAGTTTATGCTCTCCCAACTGCCATAAATCACCATCACTAACTCTTTTGGTTCCTCCTTTAAGTAATTTCTCTAGTTCTTTATCCACATCAAAATCTTCATTAATATCTAAACCAAAGATATCGTCGAGTTCTTCTCTATCAAAACCAACCTCCATCAATAAGTTTTCGTCAAAATTAGCCAGCATATCATAGTCCCAGGAACCCAAATTTTTATTTTCCCTGAGATTTGCTTCTCGTAACTCCTCCGGAGTCAATTCTCTATTAGGCACTCTTACATCTATCGTCTCATCTCCTCTGTCTAATAATTGTAATATCTTTAATCTTTGATGCCCTGATACTATAATATTGTCTGTATTCACTACTGGAATAGACATTAGATTAAATCTTTTTAGGCTTTCTTCCAGGTCCTCTTTCTGTTTCTGGGTCATTTGTCGGGGATTTCCTTCATAGGGAACTAAATCATTAATTTTTCGTTTCTCAGTATGCCAAATTAATTTATTTTCTTCCATTTTTAATCCTTTCGCTTATGGATATCCTAAAAATAATCTACTCTGCTTTTTTCTTTCTATATATTCTATTCTTTTCCGAGCTATCTCATAATATTCAATGCCCAATTCAATGCCAACATAATTTCTATTGGTATTTATACAAGCTACACAAGTTGTCCCCGTTCCCATGAAGGGATCTAAAACTATTTGCCCTTCTCTGGTTATAAGTTGTATGAGGTATTTGCAAAGTTTTTCTGATTTTTGTGTGGGATGTAGGATAATATGCTTTTGTTCACTATCAGGTTTACTGTGTTTATGATCTTCTCTTTCCTTTATTGGAAAAGCATCTTGGCATATTTGACAATAAAACCATCTTTCACTTCTTGATGATTTCGCACAGTAGAAAAAGCGGGCAGGTGTACCTGAGTCGCCTTTAAATCTACTTTCTTTATTTATCATTTCATAATTATCTTCTTCCAAATTTGGTGTAAAGGGATTAGTATGCTTCCTTGTATCTCTACCCCATTTACTAACACTCACTCCATACTTCTCAAATTCCTTCATTACTTCTGGAGAGCCATCGTGGATAAGGTTAGCGGGGAAGCGACCTTTGTTAATATTTGAATTTAATAATCCATATCCAAATGTAGAACCAAAACAAGTTTTTTTATATTTAACATTTTCAGATAATTGTTTATTATGATGACCATCTTTAAAATCTTCATTATTTTTATAGGTTATCCTACCTTCCTCAATATTTATTCCTCCGGTTCCCCACTTTAAGATATTTTCAGCAACTGTTTTCTCTGATAAGGGTTTCCTCACAAGCCACCAACATTCTACGGCTGGTTTCAAACCTGTTCCCCATCCTTCCCATCTTTTAGCTTCGGGGGTTATAGAGGCGGTGATTGGCCGTGTTCCCCCTTCATCTACTTTGCCAACATTAAATATGGATTTGTCATTTCCAATTCCGTTTTTATTAGGTATTCCCCAACAATCACTATCGGGATAAGCAATTGGTTTATGTCCTACCACTTCTCTAAATCCTTTCCACACTTTCCTAAACTCGTCTTTTGTCGGTTTCCTGTCCAGCTCTTTTTCTAATTGTTTTCGGCATACTCTGCGGTCTATATCCTTACTAATATCCAAACTTTTTGAAAACCCTTGTCCAAAAATATGATACATACAATCCCGAATTTCAAAACCCGCTTCCTCTAAAGCAAAAGCAGTCCAATGTGAAGTTCTTGGCAAGGCCCATACAAAAGCATGTCCGCCTGGTTTTAATATTCTTTTCGCCTCAGTCATTAAATCCGTGAGCCAATTGATAAATTGATTTCTCGCCTTTAAACTCTTATCCCAATGAACATCACAAGCAAATCCTGGTGAACTGCAATCATTGCCGGAGCCTGTTTTTCTACAAGAGTTTCCTCTGCCGCCTTTCGGAAATGTATCCCATTCCTGACCCATAAAGCTTATCCCTGCGGGCGGGTCAGTTAACATTCCGTGAAAAGAATTATCCTCAAAAGTCCTTAATATTTCTTTGGAATCACCCTGTATTAGTTTATTCATGGATTCCCGACCTAATCTCTCTTTTAAACAATGCCCAACGTTTCTCGAATCTTTGCCCAAAATTGTATTCGTATCCAAAAAATAAAAATAGCCTAAGCTCTTTCAAATTATTTTAATAATCCTTTGAAAAGAGCTTAGGCTATTAGTCTAACTCCTAAGGCATTACCACACTCTATTAATACCAGCCAAGGGATGAGGGTGAGCAATAATGCCTTAAAGACTCTGCCCTTAATCCCCCACTGGTATTTTTAGCAGTTAACTGCTGAAAATACCAGTGGG